TTGTGTCGATTTTTATCATTCGACGCTGTTTTTGAGGTTACCTCACCTTTTGTTGTGCTCTCCCTGTGCTGGGTTGGTATTGGTATCATTCAAGCACCATACTTGCACTGTGCTTGTATAGTGCTTTTTGTTATCGCCGCCAGTAGCTGCTCTTGGTGAGCGTACTGGTCTTTGGTGGGCCTGTCATAGATGGTTTATCCATGAGGTATAAAATCCCTTGCACCAGGGCGTCGACGGTGTCCTTGTATGTCCCCTTTGGGAATATCAAAAGGTCGTTGATTAGGTCATGCACCCATGGGTGCGTTTCCGGATCCGGGAACCAGATGTTACCTGCTTCAAAGTAAGGTGTCACACTGATGGCACGCTCTTCCTTGCTTCCCTTTGGGTTGAACTCTACCATTCCTGGGATCTCTTTTTTTAGGTAGTCGACAATGGCCGGACCGTTGGCCTTGTTCTCTATAACCTTCGCTCTGGCCTTTGGCCACTTGCCGGTTAGTGTTCGAACCGCGGCCGCGCTCTCGGTGAATGTCATTTTGTCGTTCACCAGGTCATGAATGTAAATATTGGCTCCATTTCTCCCCATGACTATGCCGGCACATTTGGCGCTGCCTTCACTTTTGGTGAACGGCATATCCCAGGATTGAATGAGCATGTTCTGGTGTGGTGCGGTTTTGAAGAAATTCCCCAGCCATTCTCTCTTGAAGATAAGACCTTCAGCCGGCGCCGGTGTCTGCTGGAATTGGCCGGCGTATTGAGCGCTTCCCATGGACTTTTTGAGGCCTTCCAGGGCCTCTTTGTCAAATCGTCCTGGATTGAGAAGGTCTCCTTCCTCCCGGATGATCTCCCGGCCGCTTATCGGGAAATGAATAACTGTCCGCTCCGGAGCCTCTGCCGGCAGACATACATGCTCGTATCCCAGCTGCTCTGAAAGGATGTAACCGGTCAGGTCGTTCTCGTGCAGCCTCTGCATGATTACGATTATTGCGCCTTTTTTCGGGTCATTCAGACGGGTCTGCAGCGTGTTCTTAAAGAAAGCTATTGACGCTTCTCTCTCTGTAGCGCTGTTTGCCATGAGAGGGTTCTGCGGGTCGTCCACGATGATTACATCTCCACCTTCACCGGTTAATCGGCCGCCGACGCTGGTCGAGAACATCATTCCGTGGTGGTCGTTCTTGAACTCGTCCTGCCTGTCGACGTCGTCCTTGATTTTGAACCGGTCTCCCCAGTTTTTCTGGTACCATGGGCTCCTGATGATATCTCTGCAGAGTACGTTGTGCTTCCTGGATAAGCTGTCACTGTACGAAACCTTTATGAAGCGCTTTGTCGGTTTCTTGATCCATGACCAGGCCGGGTAGCACACTGTTGTTTGTATGGACTTCATGTGCCGTGGCGGGATGTTGATTATAAGCCTCAATATCTCGCTGTTATCCACCGCCTGGAGATACTCGCTTATTAAATCGATGTGCCAGTTCTCTACATACGGTGTGCCTGGTTCGATAACATGCCACGCTTGTTTGATGAACTCTGAAAGGTTGCGCTCCGCCTTTTCCTTCAGGATCGCTTCCCGCAGAGCGTTAACATCAAACATCGGGCTCTGAATGTAGTTTTTCCAGTAGCTGTTCAAGCTCCGACAGCTCCTCGTCAGTTAAGCGGGAAAGATCCAGGTTCATCTGATTTTTAACCGTGACTTCTCCCTGGTGAATGACCTTTGCTTCTCCGCTTATCTGTCTGTTTTCGGTGGATTCGCCGCGGCTCAATCTTTCGATTTTCACTCCGACATCGACCAGGCGCACGAGGTCGGCTGCGGTTATCTCCTCTTCCGTCATGGTCAGCAGCCTTTTGGCTGCCTTGGTGATCATTTGAGAGGCCAGCAATGCATGGTTCTTTCGCATTTTGAGGATCTCTGCCTCGTTCTGCTCTCTGGCCAGCTCTTCCAGGTAGGCGTCATATGCGGCCGCTCGTTCTACCCAGTTGTTTTTCGCGCTTAACTTCTTTAGGTGGTCCAGTGAAAGTCCCAGCTCCTTGGCCAGCCTTTGAAGGCTGCGTTTCCGGATTGGTTTATCCGATGAGTTCATGTCCCGGTATGCACAGAACTTCTGATATTCCCTGGAAGTCTCCCCTGGGATCCGTTCCCACGGATAGACATTTTCCTTGCGCTTCCCCATGCTGCTACCTCCTTTCCTGAATATTAAAAGGCAGGCCCTTGTTGCGACCTGCCGTTATCTCCTGAATATTTTGTTTATTGTGCGGATTAATCGGGTGAATGCGCATCTTACTTTAAATATCAATATTCTGTACCCCCCCCGCAAGGCCATTGAGCTTGTCGTTTTCCTGCTTCAGCTGCATGTATGTCAGCTCCTGGCCGTCTCGCAGGCAGGTCACTCCGATATTTCCTGTGAAGCGCACATACCGGTTAATGATTACATCGCAGTATCTCGGGTCCAGTTCCACCATGTTGCATCGCCTGCCGGTCATTTCGGCTCCTATGAGCGTGCTCCCGGAGCCTCCGAAGAAATCAAGTACCAGGTCTCCTGGCTTGCTGCTGTTGTCTATGGCTCTGATTGCGAGCTCTACCGGCTTTTGTGTCGGGTGCTCTGTGCCGGTTTCTCTGGCTACTTCCCAGACGGTCGACACTTTGCTCTCCGGATACAGGCAGACGCTCTTGCCTTCGCTTAAGCATATATGCCTGATCTTCTTGCCCTTTGGAGGCTTATCGTTGATGAATACCTTCCCTCCGGCACCGTCGGTCAATACGACGCCTCCTGTGAGGACCGTTGCCATGTGGTTGCTGTCCCGGAGGACTACCTTCCAGGTGGTCCTTTGCGATCGATCTCCATAGAAGTGAGCGCTCTGGCCTGCCTTCTCTGCATAGAAGCACGGTTCATGCGCCCATTGGTAGTCTGCATGGCCCAGGACCGGTGCGTTCTTTACCCAGATGATGTACTGCTTTTCGATAAGGCCTGCAGCTGTCATGGCGTCCTCAAAGTCTCGCCTGGTGTTGTTTGCGTGCCAGATATAAAAGGCTGCGTCCGGATCCGTGAACTCTACATAGTTCTTGAATGCCGGTATCAAAAGGTCGGCCATTAAATCGTCGCCAGTGAGGTCGTCGTTCTTGATCATGTCAAACTTGCCGCTCTGGGTCTCATAGCTTACTCCGTATGGCGGGTCCGTGTTGACCATCTGGCCCTTTTCTCCGGCCATCAGCTTTTCGATGGTCTCTCGGTCCGTTGCGCTGCCGCATATCAGTTTATGTGGTCCAAGGAACCAGATATCTCCGGCCTTGGTCATTGGTATGTTTTGTGTCTCCGGTACATCGTCGACCTTGTCGTCCACCGTGTCGTCTGCTCCTTCCAGAGCTGCTATGATGGCCGCCAGGTCCTCCTCGGTGTAACCGGTCAGCTCCACCGGTACCTCTCCGGTGTCCATATCGTTGATTAAATCGACCAGCATTCCTGTGTCGATGGTTGAGAGCTCTGCCAGCCTGTTGTCTGCTATAAGGTCCGCCCATTCCTCAGCCTCGCTGGCGTAGTCCTGGTAATCTACCGGGATATATCCGCTCTTGATATGCAGCGCGGCCAGGCGTCGGCCATGTCCTTTGACAATGAAGCCGCTCCTCTTTGAAATGGTGACCGCTACTCTCCATCCGTTTGCTTTGATGATGTTCCCCAGCAGCTCTATTTGAGCTTGGCTGTGCTGGTTCGGGTTCTTGGGGTTCGGGATTGCCTTCTCAATCGGAATAATATCATCATGAGCACAGAAAACCGGAATGCCGTCCGGTGTTACTGCCCTCGGTGTTGCCTCGGTTGAGTAGTCAATCTCGATGAAGGTATTTGTCGCCTTTTTCTTGGCCATATTTCCACTCCTCCACGCTATCATTTTATAATATTTAAAGTGCCTTTACAGTGCCCAATTTGTGCCCTGTGCTGGCATGGTTCTTGCACCATACTTTTTAGTAAAGTTTGAGGCTGTCAATGCCAAAAATCAGGGCAGAGAGAGGTTTTATTGCTGCATTGATATTCTTATAAACTGTGCGCCTTTCTATGTGTTCTTCCTCTGCAATTTGTTCAGCTGTTTTCCTTTCCTCGTCTATGTAGGTCTTCATGATGATCCTATACCATCTCATCTCTTCCTCCCTGCCTGATTGCTCGCAGGCTATCCTGAAATATTTCAACATCTCGTCTATGTGTTGTAGGATGATGAATGTCCTCTGCTGGCT